TGGTTTCGTCCACGCCCGGGATTTTAATGCCGTTCGCGTTGGCGCTGATCGGTATCTTGTTTACCCGGCTGAGGATCTCGCCCATGTCGTGCGCGAGCATGAAGATCGAGGCCGCGAAATCGACCTGGACCAAGAAGCCGCCGCCGGTCGGATCAACCTCGCCCGCACCGGTCGGCGCGCGCACCAGGCGGCGGTCGGTGTCGCTGCCCTTCGAGCTGTAGTGCTTGAAAACCGATTGGAGCTGCTCGCCCAGACTGCGGTATTGGTCGCCGGCCCGTGGCGTGAAATCCAGCCCCTTGCGGGCCAGGCCGAGATAGTCGTCAAAGCCGCGCAACTGGCCCTTGCGCGGGTCCATGCCGCGGATCTGCGACAGGGTGCGCTGCGACGGGTTGATCTCCGTCACGTTGGCGCCGTCCGCCGAGCCGACCGGCCGGGCCAGACCGGCGGCGCGGCTCTGCGCCCGCTCTAGATCGATGATCGTGCGCTCGAGCGTCGCAATCTCCGCCTCCTTGGCGGCAAAGCCAGGAGTCCCGGCCAACGGCGCGAGTTCGTCCACCGCCGTGCCCAGGGCGCGGCGGAGCGACAGCAGTGTGCTCATTGTGTGTTTGGTTCCATCCTGTGGTTGCGTAATTTCCCGATCCCGAGTCGGGTGCCCGCGGCCAGGCTCTCCGGCGGGTGTTCGGACAGTTGACAAAACTACGGGTAAACAGTATCTATAATCGGTTTCGAGTGGGACCCGAAGAAGGCTGCCAGCAACCTCATCGATCACAAGGTGAGCTTTGAACAAGCAGCCGTCGCTTGCCGTGATCCCTTTGCCGTCGAGTGGATCGACGACCGGGAGGATTACGATGAGGAACGTTCTGGCCTGCTCGGTCTATATGGACGCGAGGTGCTCTACGTGGCCTACACCGAGCGTGGCGACAACATTCGGATCATAATGGCTCGGCGAGCAGAAAAGCATGAGCAACACAGATACTATCGTCAGAATGCACCGTAACGGCACACTGCATCGCGTGATGCCGGACGGAACCGAAGTGCCGATGCCCGATCCCGGTCCTCTTGCTCCGCAGACCGAGGCTGAGATTCACGCGGCAGCGATGCGCGACCCCGACGCCCGGCCGATGACGGACGAGGAATTTGCCCGCATGAAGCGGGTGCCGCGCGCCAGGACACTGCGTCGTGCGCTCGGACTGACGCAGGAAGAATTCGCGGCACGGTTTCAGATTCCACTCGGCACGCTGCGCGATTGGGAGCAGGGACGGGCGGAACCGGATCAACCGGCCCGCGCGTATCTCAAGGTCATCGCTTTTGACGCATCGGCCGTACAGCGGGCTCTGGCAGCCACGCCACCCCTGCCGAGTTGAGCGTTGGGATGATCCGGGGGTTAGGCAGGCTTGTGCCTTGCCCGCAGTTCGGCCGCGCGCGCCAGTTGGGCTGTTTTCTCCGGGTTGTCATCGGAGTCAGGGGCGCCGGGCGGGTCGGTGATGGGATCGGCATCCAGCGCATCGACCACGCCGTCCAGCAGGCTCAGCGCCTTCGCGTGGTGCGTCATCCCCTCAGCCATATAAGCCTTTGCGGTGCGCATGGATTTGTGAGCGAGCCGGATCGCGTCCTCGTGCGCCACTGGCAGGTCGTCGTCGCCTGATGCGCCGTCATCCTTCCGGCGGCCCAGAAGCCGGCGCAGGGCTGCCAGCAGTTTCTCGTCGACCTCCGGCGTCGCCGCGGTGCCACCATGGACCGAGCACTCAGACGGGTCGCTCAGCCCGCATTGGTCGTCTGCGCTGCGCCCGCAGGTGCAGACCGTTGGGTCGTCTTCGCCCGTGCCATCGGTGCGGCGGGTGTTCGAAGGCTTCCCCGCGATGCGGCGGGGGATCAGTCGCGTCATAGTCGGTTCCTTTGCTGCCCTGCGTAGGCGTTCCAGTTCGCCGAGCGGCAGGCTTGCCCGGCCCTCGCCGTCGAGCGTCCGCTCCGCCCATTCGACCAACGGCCGCGTGTCGATGCCCTTGCCACGCGCCTCCTGCAGCGCGTTCGGATTGGCCGGCACCGGGCATACGCTGATTTCGAGGAGACTCTGTTCCAGGAAGTCGATGCCGAACCCGCGCTCCGGGTCGTTCTCGACAAAGGCGTATCGGGTCGGCAGGAAGCCAACGCTGACCGCGCGCAGGAACTTGCCGAGCACCAGGCGGTAGATCGTGTCGGCGAAGGCATAGGTCTCGGGCGGCGCGAACTCGATGTCGCCCAGCAGACGATTGCCTTCGACACCGACATTCCTCGCGCCGCCGATCGGCGGGGCCGAACTGTCGTGCGCCCAGAGCGCCACGGGATTTGCCAGGAAGTCGCTGATGTCCCAGCCGGCAGCGGCGATCGTGTCGTTCATCCGATCAACGCTGTTGTCCGAGAAGCAAAACCGCAGTGTGCGCTCCGCTCCGTCCACCAGCTCCGGTGGGGCAACGCTCACCCGGTAGACGCCGCCCGCCGGTTTGCGGTGCGCCCTCAGCTCCCCGCGGAACTGGTCGGCGCTCATAAAGACTGTCATGGAATTTTTAGCCTCCGACGATGAACAGGCCGCGGCCGTCGCCATAGATGCCGGACGGCTCCGCCATCGAGCGGCCCACCGCCATGATCACTGCGACGATCGGGTCGATGCGCTCGATCGAGCGTTCCTTGTCCGGTTTCACGTTGCCGGCCGGATCGGTGCGGATCGACACGTTGGAGGCGCACCAGTCCGCCACCGGATCGCCGCCATGTTGCAGTTCGCGCGCCAGCACCCGGCGCATGAATTCCGCCGCCGCCGGCCCCATGCTGAGGAAGCCCTGTCCGAACTCGACCAGGGTCAGGCCCTCGTCCGCCAGGTTGCGGATGATCTCGCCGGCGAACGTGCGATCGAACGGCAGTTCTTCGATATTGTAGATGCCGGCAAGCTCCAGGATCGCCGCCTCGACGAATTTGAAATCCGTCGTATTGCCCTCGGTCGCGGTCAAATGGCCCTGGTCGCGCCAGACCGTGTAAGGCGCGCGGTCGCGCCTCGACCGCTCTTCGATGTTGTCGGCCGGGCACCAGTGACGCCACAGCACTTTCCATCGCTCGCCGTCACTCACCGGCGGGAACAGCAGCGCCAGCGACGACAGGTCGTTGATCCGCGCCAGGTCAAGCGCGGCGATGCACCTGCGGCCACGCAGCGCCTCGGCGTCGATCGGCGTGGCCCCGTCCGCCCAGACCTCCATCGGGATCCAGCGCACGAGCTGCTGCGTCCACTGATTGAGCCGCAGGCGCCGGATCGCGTTCTGCCGCGACGGCATCTCCCGCGCGAGCGCCACCTCGGCGCGCAGGTCCTCGATCTTGAGCACCGAACCCAGTGAGGGGTTCGCCTTGCGCCACGCCAGCTCATCCTGCCAGTCGTCGCCTTCGTCGACGGTCGCGACGTAGGCGAACCAGCGGTCGGCGGTGATGGCGGGAATCACGCCCTCCAGCACCTTCGCCGAGAAATCCCAATGCTGGTAACAGACCGACGTCCGGCTGACCCCGGCCGTCGTCGTCTCGTACATCAGCGGCTGGAGCCGCGCGCCCATGCCGGTGTCGAGTTTCTCGATCACCCCGGCGTCGGGGTGTTCGTGCAGTTCGTCTACCAGTGCGACGAAAACGTTCAGCCCGTCCATCCGCGACGTGTCGGCCGACAGTGGCCGGAACCATGATGAGGTCGAGAGCACCGCGAGGTTGTTCGTCGTCTTCACGATCCGCCGCCGCAGCGCGGGCGATCCGGCCCGCATGCGTTCGGCCTCCGAGAACACGATCCGCGCCTGTTCCTTCGTCGTCGCGGCCGAGTAGATTTCCGCGCCGGGCTCATCTTCATCGATCAGCGCCTTGAGGCCGATGCCGGCCTCAATAGTCGATTTGCCGTTCTTCCGGGCGGTGGAGACGAACGCCGTGCGGAACCGCCTGACTTCGACCTGGTGGTCCGGGAGCAGCAGCTTCCAGCCGAAGATCGAGCCGACGACGAACTGTTCCCATTCGAGCAGTTCGAACGGCTGCCCGGCATAGTGCCCCTTGCTGTGGCGCAGCACCGTCGGGAAGAAGTCGATCGCCCGCTGGGCCGTGGCGCGGTCCCAGCGCAGGCCACGCGCCGCGCCGTCGCCCAGGTCGCGCAGGTGGCGCTCGCAGGCGAGGCGCACCAGGCGGCCGGTGATGAGCTGGTCCTCGACAACCGCCCTGGCATAGGCTTCGACAGGGTCCTGCGGCTTGGCTTGCCGCTTACGCCCTGCCACGCAGGAAGTCTTCGGCCGGGTCCGAATCCCCCGGCGCGTCGGCCGCCTTGATCCGCGAGCGTGCCGAACCCGACAGGCCGATCTGCTCCGACATCTGGCGCACCTGATCGAGCGCCTTGTTGGCGATCGCCAGATAGGGCGACTGCATCGGGAAGCCGTTCCCCGCCTTGATGATAAGCCCGGTGGTGACGAGTTGCTTCTCCGCGTCGAGATACCGCGCCCAGGCCTGGCAGTAAGCCGCCAGGATGGCGCGATCGAGCAGGGCGATGAGGCCGACCGCCGCAAGCAACGGGGTGACGCGATGCCACTCCGCCAGCGCCTCGCCGGTCAGCATCGCGGGCGGGTCGGGAATCACCGGCCGCGGCTTTGCCTCCTGCTCATTGAGCGGGCGCCGGCCAGGGTTGCCGGTGACCAGCTTCAAGACCGTGGCTTTCGGCTTAGGCCCCCGCATCGGCTTCCTCCGCGGCAGCCGCTTCCTCACGGAGAGTGAGCGCCTCGGCCGCCAGCTCCGCCATCATGCGCAAAGCGACGGCGGTGTTGTGGATGCCGCTTGTGTGTTTGACGGCGAGCAGCTTCTGGAAAAACAGGTCGAAGTCGGCATAGGCCCCGACCAGGCGGGTGATAGCCGCCTTCGACTTCGCAATCTTGTCGAGCAGGTCGGTGACGATCGCCGCGTCGACCGGCAGGAAGAAAATTTGCAGCTCCTCGTAAAACGGGCTGCCGACCCGCAAAACCGTGGTGTCGAGGTCCTCGACCTTGAACGCGTCGTCGGTCAGGCCGGAATACTCTTTCCAGCCAAAGCTCAGCTCCGCGTAGAGCGATTGCAATATGTTCGGATCGTCCTCGCCGACCACCGCGTTGTGCGCCA